TGAGCGGTAGGCGAAAGCCGTGCTTAGACTGGAGCAAGACCTTGTCAGGCAGGGCCTTGCGGATGAGGCCATCGCCAAACAGGTTGAGCGCTATGCGGAATTCTTACACAAGGTCCGCGCCGAGAATATCTCCCGGACGGAGCTTTCGTTCGGCTACAACCACGGCCAGCTCGAGGCAATCGGGCAGGCCAGGGAGGATGGCTGGCTCCTGGGGGATGTTTACAAAAAGTGGAACACGACGGGCCAGACGGGACGGGTGTGCGAGGAATGCGAGGCAATGGACGGGGAGGAGGTCCGCGAGAATGAGACATTCTCCGCCGGAGTACAGGCCCCCCCGCTGCATCCGGCGTGCTCGTGCGGCCTCTCGTATGAGGCGAGGAGATGAACATGGAAAAGAAGACTTTCGAATTTGAGATCAAGGAGCTGACCGAGGAGGGGCGGTTCTCGGGACATCTTGCGGTCTTTGGCAATGTGGACGCCGGCGGGGACATCGTGGACACGGGCGCCTTCAAGAAGACGCTCCGGGATAATAAGGCTTTTGGTTTTCTTTGGGCTCACGATGGGACACTCAACGGAATCGTCGGATCATATTATGGGAAAGAAGACGAAAAGGGACTTGCCATCGATGGGGGTTTTTATATGGATCTTGATATTGGGCTCAAGGGCTATAAAACCGCAAAAAGGCTCATGGCCGATGGGGTAAAACTCGGCCTGTCGATGGGTTACAAGACGGTCAAGCATGTCTACGAAACGATCGAAGGAATCACGGTCCGGCGGCTCAAGGAGGTTAAGCTCAAGGAGGGGTCGATCACGCTCTGGCCGATGAACGACCAGGCGCTGCTTGAGACGATCAAGGAGGAGGGGGAGGAGGAGACTGAGACGAAGCCCTTCCCGAATTTTCACGCCTGCCGAATTAATGATCCGGATAAGTATGAACGAATCCGCCCGATGACGCGAAAACACAACGGCAAGGAATTTACCGTTCTAATCGGGTTCAAAAAGGGCGGCGGGTCCGAGGATCAGGCCTACCGATACCCGAAAGATACCTGGTCCGCAACCGAGGCCCGTGCCCATTGCAAGGGCCATGACGGCAGCTTCGAGGCTGCCGCCGGGAAGGAAATAATGATCGTCTGCAAATCCTGCGGCGAATCCCAGGCACTCACTTTCACTGAGCCGGTGGTGGATACCGCCACTCAGCCGAAAGCCGAGCCGTCGGGAGCAGAGCCGCGAATATTCTCTCCGGTCGTTGAGGTGCTGGAGAGGGGACAAGCCGCCGGACGGCACTTGTTCAACGGGACTTTGAAGATCCTCAAGAAATCTTGAATTTAAGGAGGACCAAATTGGACGAGAAAGAAAAAAAGGAATTGGTTGACGCGGTAAAGTCCGACCTCGTCAAGGAAACCAAGGAGGACATCGAGAAGGTCAACAAGCTCATTGCCGACGAACGCAAGGCATACGACGATGCGTTGAAGGGCAGAATCTCCGAAGGCGATTTCAAGGCCTACCAGGAAAAGAGCCGGGCGGCGGAGCTGGAGATCAAGAAGAAGATCGACGAGCTTGAGGTCAGACTGAAGGCCACGGCCTTCGCGGGCGGGGGCGACAGCAAGGAGAGAAGCCCGGAGGCGAAGGCGTTCGAAAAGTACATCCGGAAGGGCGCCGTGGAGCCGGAGGAGATGAAGCTGATGCGCGTCTCCGAGGATGTGACCGGGGGCATTATCTCACCCATTGAATTCCGGGCAAAGCTGATCGAGATTCTGATCGAGTTTTCCCCGATCCGGCAGATCGCCTCGGTCGAAACGATCGGGGGCTCCGGGGTCGAATTCCCGAAAGAGGGGGTTGACTCGGTGACGGCGGCCTGGCCCGACGAGACGCTCGTGGCTGGCGATTACAAGTTCGCGATGGAGAAGTTCGAGCCGTTCGAATTGCGGGCGCTCGTGACCCCGAAGCGGACGCTTCTCGAGGATGCGATTTTCGACGTCGCGGCCTACATCCAGAGGAAGACGGCCGAGAAGTTCGCCAAGAAGGAGGGCACGGCCTTTATTTCCGCGAACGGCGTCTCGAAGCCCGAGGGCTTGCTGACCAATACGGGCATTTCGACGGTTGTTAGCGGACACGCCACGACCCTGCTCCCCGACGGGATCATCAAACTCAAGTATGACTTGCCCGACTACTACGCCCGCAACGCCAAGTTCGTGATGAAGCGCTCCACGATCCTCGACATCCGCCTGTTCAAGGATGTGAACACCCAGTACATCTGGCAGCCCGGGCTTCAGGCAGGTCAGCCGTCAACCCTGCTGGGCGATCCCGTGATCGAGGCCATCGACATGCCGGCCGTGGCGGCGAACGCATTCCCCATTCTCTACGGTGATTTCAAGGCCGGCTATCTGATCGTCGATCGGGAGGACATCACCATGCAGCGGCTGCTCGAAGTTTACGCTACCCAAGGGCTCGTCGGCTTCCTGTTCTGGAAGCGTGTCGACGGCCAGGTGATCCTGGCTGAAGCCCTTCGGAAACAGAAGGTCGCGGCGGCATAAGGAGAGAAACATGAGAGACCTTTACAACAGTTACAAAACCGTTCCGGCCTTCGGGCCGGTGGCAAGGCCCGCCGGGGCCGGGATCGCCGTCGATTTGCAAGGGTTCGAGGGCGCGCTGTTCGTGTTCCAATCCGGCGCGATGGGCGCGGTGGCGGCCACCTACACCTGGAAGCTGACGGAGTGCGACACCTCGGGCGGCTCCTATACGGATGTTGCAGCCGAGGACATGCTCGGCGGACTGACGGTCGTCTTCAATCAGGCCGTCGGCGGCGATGCCAGCGCGGCGAAGAAGCTGGGCTACATCGGCAAAAAGCAGTTCATCAAGGTGTTCAGCACGGAGTCAACCGCCGGCACGCCCACTTCGATCGTCGGCGCTTCCGCCGTTCTCGGGCGTCCGCGCCACGCACCCGTTGCCTGAGTCCAAGTAGAAACTGAAGTTTAAGGGACGGGGGGCGGGAAACCGTCCCCCCGCTTCCCTCAATAGATGAAGGAGAAGCCATGAATATCAGGATGCTTCAGACGACGAGGGGAAGCCCGGACGGGATCCAGGTTTTCGAGTACCGGGCCGGGGAAAAATACGACCTCCCCGACGACTTGGCTGGGGTGTTCCTGCGCGAGGGCTGGGCCGAGGAGGATAAGGAGCTCGTCCTTGAGACGAAGGCCGGGCCGCAGCCGGAGGCCCCGGCGCGGAAACAAAAAAGGAGACGATAACATGAGTGATATTCTTACAAAATCAAAGCCGGCAGTGGGAGCCGAGGCGGCGCTGGAGATGAACGCCGGGATCGGGCTCGCCCTCCGGCTCAAGCAGCACTACAAGATCGAGTGCGTCCGCGACGGCAAGGTTGTCTGGACTGAAGAGTTCGACAACATGGTGGTCACGGCGGGGGCGGCCAAGTATCTCGACGCTACGCTCAAGACCGGCCTGGCCACGCCGCTATGGTATGTCGGGTTGAAAGACGCCGGCACGCCGGTCATCGCCGACACGATGGCCTCGCACGCATCCTGGGCGGAGCTGACCGTCTACAGCAACGGCACAAGGCCGGCCTGGACGCCGGGCACGATCACCGGGACCTCGACGGTCAGCGTTGACAACTCCGCCGCGAAGGCCGTCTTCAACATCAACGCCACCGACGATGTCTACGGCGCCTTCATGGCCGACAACAGCACGAAGGGCGGTACCACGGGGACGCTTCTCGGCGTGGGCGATTTCGCCGCGCCCAGGGGAGTGCAGAGCGGGGACACGCTCAACGTGACGGTCATCAATTCTCTGACGGCCAGTTGATGAGGTGATTTGTGCTTGCCGTCCCGACCTGGAACCGGTTTAATTGGAAATATTCCAATTGGGGGGCGCCGGATTCTAGTCCGGGGATTTCCGTCGTTCCCGGTGCATCAAACGCCGAAGGCGCCTGGACCGCGATGGCTTCGAGCGCGAACATTGCCCAGGACGTATACGGATTCTTTATAAGCGTTTGTAACGGATATACCTCCGGGCAGCAAAAGGATCATCTGCTCGATATAGGCGTTGACCCTGCCGGGGGGACCAGCTACACAGCGATCATCAATAATATCGTCTGCGGGCAATCGCCTGACCCGACCAACGGTCCGAGAGTGTTTTATTGTCCCATGTTCATCAAGGCAGGGTCGTCCGTCGCTGCGCGTGTCCAGGGAAGCAATGCGACAGCCGGTACGGTGCGGATTTCGATGGTTTTCTATGGCCGACCCTCGAACCCGGAACAGGTTTTGGTCGGGCAATACTCGGAAACAATCGGTACTATTACTGGTTCAGCCGGAGTTGCATTCACCCCCGGAACGGGAGCAGAAGGCTCCTGGGTATCGCTCGGGACGACGACGCGGTCGCTCTGGTGGATTCAGCTCGGATTTCAAGTCAGCAACGGTACAATAACCGCACACTATACGCACATGGACCTTGCCTATGGCGACGCGTCCAACAAAGTGATGATAATCGAGGATTATTTTATAGCCTATGCAGGAACTGCCGAGGATGGCCGATTGGAGAATAGTTCTCTTCATTTCTTGGAAGGATTTTGTGAAGTTCCTGCCGGGGCGACGCTTTACGTGCGTGGGTGGTCCGATGTCGCTCCCCCGACCGGATACAATGCCGTGGCCATCGGGATAGGAGGATAAAATTGGCTATAACTTACACTAATGGCTCGGCTTCGATCAGCACGACGGAATACAGCATTGCCGTCCCCGGAACCCCGGCCCCTCAGACAACCGATGGCGTGTTCCAGTTCTACATCGACTTCGCCAATATGATCGCCGGGGATCAGTACCGCATCCGCCTCTACGAGAAGTATGACGCGGGGGGGACGCAGCGGCTGGTGGAGGAATGGATTGTGACCGGGGCGCAGAGTAAACCGATGCTGGTGATGCCGACGTTCATCCTCGGTGAGGGATGGGACGTCACGGTGACGAAACTCACCGGCACGGATAGAACGATCTATTGGAGCATTAGGAAAGTAGCATGAGCTGGGTCTGGCAACCTTCACCCGCGGCGCCGGCGCAGCTCTTGGCCATCACGGGGAACACCTACTACGAAAGTCCCGCTAACGCCTTTTCTTCCACCCCCGCCTGCTCCCCCGCCACCTTCGTCGCGATCTCCCCATCCTTGGCTGCTTTTGTCTCGACGCCCACGCTATCCCGCGCCGCGTCGGCGGATTTACTCGGGAGTATCAGCCTCACTTCAACGCCATCGTTATCCCGAGTCGGGATCGTCGATTTTTTCACTTCGCTCTCTCTGCCTTCTACCCCCGCCGCTTCCATGATGGGCGGCATGAACCTTTTCAACGCCATGGCCCTCCTGTCCGGTCCGGCGACGGCCGTGGCCTGCGCGCTGGGCATTTTCCCGAGTTTGGCCCTCGCAAGCACTCCCACGCTATCCCCCTCCGCCCTGGCCAACTTCTACTCGGCCCTAACCCTGGCCTCGACACCGGCGGCGGTTATGGCGGCAATCGCCATGTTATATGCCAGCCGAACTCTCTCCTCCAGCCCGGCCTGGTCTGCCGTCGGGGGGTCTGACCTTTATAATACCGTGATATTCTCAAGCGCACCGGGACTCGGAAACTCCGCTTTCAAAGAGGCCCTCGGATCAATTTCGTTTTCGTCCATCCCGGCCTTTTCAACCATCGGTACAGCGAGTTTTTTTGCCGCCCTTACGTTGCTGTCCAACCCAGCCTTTATGCCCTCTGCGAATCTGGGTATTTCGGTTGCTCTGGCGCTCTTGTCCGATCCGGCCTTCTCCGTCATCGGCGGCTCGGACTTCTATAACTCCATCGCGCTCTTAAGCAACCCCGCGCTCGCAGCCGCCGTCTTCAAGGAGGCCTTCCCGTCCCTGACCCTGGCCTCCGTTCCCGCGCTGTCGATTGCGACTCAGACCGACCTTCTCGCCGAGATCATCGAAGCAAGCTCCCCGGGATGTTCGGCGGTCTGCGGATTCGATTTTATTGAGGCTCTGATCCTCGCGAGCGGCGGCGCTTTGGCGCTGGCCTCCGAACTGATATCCGGGCCGGTGATCTCCGTCGGCGTGAAACTGGCCGCTGTAGCTCTGGCAAAGTTGGCGGCAGCGGGCACGGCGCGGGGGGCGGGGGCCGGAACGACGAAATCCGGAGAGAGGGCAGGCGAGAGGACGGCCCCGAAGGCGTTAAGGAGGGATTCCTAATGTCCGTAATAACGCTCGACGAAGCCAAGAACTACCTCCGCGTCGACGGCGCCGACGACAACGCGCTCATCACGGCGTTCATCGAAGCGGCTAAGGACCAGGTCGAGAAGTTCACCAGCCGGACGCTTCTGACCCAGACGTTCGAGCTCATCTATGACGCGGTCGGCGATTCCATCGAGATCGTGAAGTCCCCGCTCCAGGAGGTGACGAAGATCGAGACGATAAGTGACGCCGGGGTAAAAACGGAAGTCTCCTCTTCGACCTATGTCGTGGACATCTCCGGTTCGCGCGGGCGGGTAAGGCTCAAGGACGGGTGCGTCTGGCCGACCCATCGCGGCTTCGCGTCGTTCATCATCACGGCGAAGGCCGGCTATGGCGAGAACGCGATCGACGTCCCGGTCCTGCTCAGGACGGCGGTCTTCATCGCCCTGGCCATAATCTACCAGGAGCGCGGAGCTATCGACGAGGGAAAAATCGTCTCTTCGATTTCGGCCATCTGCTGGCCGTACAAGGTGATTAGGCTATGAGCAAGTTTCCGACGATCGGCGAGCTCCGGCACCGGATTTTTTTCCAGCAGGGCGTCGAAACCGATGATGGCTATGGGGGAAAGGTCAAGACGTGGATGAACTTCGCGGAGGCCTGGGCCCAGGTCGAGCCGCTCACGGGCCGGGAATTCTTCTTCGCCCACCAAATCCAGGCCGAGGTCACACACCGCGTCAGGACCAGGTTTAGGAAAGACATTAAAGAGGACATGCGGATAAGCGTCGGTGACCGAATCCTGGAGATCGAGTCGATCGTCGACCTCGACGAGGCCCATCAATTCCTCCAGTTCTACTGCAAGGAGTCGAAGTGAAGTTCAAGGTTGAGCTTCAGGGCGGCAAGGAAATCTCCGACCTCCTGAAGCGCGTACCGAAGGAGAAGGAGGCGGAGGTAAAGGCCGAGGTCGGGGACGTGGCGCTCAAAATCCAGCGCCGCGCCAAGGCCTATCTCAGGACGGCACCGGCAATGGACACGGGGAACCTTGCAAACTCGATCCTGGCGGAATTCTCGCCCAAAGAGATCGAGGCCGAAATTGGACCGACAGCGAGATACGGACCTTACATTGAATTCGGGGCCGGGCCAGCCGTCGGTCACAAGCAGTTTTTTCCTCCACCCGATGCCCTCGAATCCTGGGCCCGCCATCACGGCTTTGATAGTGCCTGGCCGATCTGCAAGGCCATTTGGGAACGCGGCCTTAAACCCAGGCCGTATCTCACGCCCGCATACGACGATTTCGCCGGCGAGCTCGTCATCAGGATCGAACGGGTCCTCGGGAAGGAGTGGAAGTGAAAAGCCCCTTCCTTGCCCTCCACCAGGCCCAGCGCGACCGGATTATCGCGGAGACGGGATCCAAAGTCTATGATGACTTCCCCGGCCAGGATGTCGCCATGCCCTACGTCGTCATGGGCGAGGTCTCGGGCCGGGATTGGTCCGATAAGTTCTCGCCCGGCCAGGAGGTCACGTCAACCATCCACGTCTGGTCCGACTACCCGGGGCGGAAGGAGTGTGCCGAGATTCAGGACGCGGTTCTTCGGGCGCTGAGTTCCGAGGCGCTCCATCTCGGGCCGAATTTCCGGGCCGTCTACTCGGGCCTGGACCTGAGCGAGATCATCATCGACATCGACGGCGTAAGCCGCCACGGCGTGTTGCGCCTGCGTTATCTCATCGAGGAGGTTTGAAATGAAAAATATATACGGCGATGAAATCGACCAAAAGCACCATTTTGCAAGGGTCGCGGATGAAAAGCATCCGCATTCTCATGGTGGAGAATCCGGCGTTGATATCGAAGATCCGCCTGCCACTGTGCCGGGAATAAAAACAGACCTAGGCGAAATCATCCGAAAAAGAATCGTCATCTTTCCGGCCCTCGACAAGGAGCCGAAGAAAGAACCCCCGAGCTGGGGCGTTTTTCCCGAGTTCACCCTCACCGGCGAGCAGCTCGCGGAGAACCTTGAATACCGCTACCCGGCTTCCCTCTACAGCGGCTCCCCGGCGGAACTCTCGGCGATGGTTGACCGGGCGATTGAGGCCGGCAATGAGGCCATCGACGCCGGCGACTGGGAGCTTTGGCGCTATGCCATGTCGCTCAGCCCCGCTATGCGGGTGAGGGGAAAGCCGCTTTTCGAAGCGAGGATCACATTTGTCTTCCGGGCCAGGAGGGTCTTCTTCGCGCCGGCGGAGAAAGCTCGCGGCTCAATAGCCGAGATACCAAAGGAGCCGACTCCCGGGGATCTCGAAAAGAAAGAATCTAAACAGGAGGTAAAAAATGGCTAAAGTCAGAGGAATTGACATCTACGTAGAGGTCAACACCGGCACTTACGGGTCCCCCGCCTGGACGAAGGTCGGCGGGCAGAAGGACGCCTCGATCACCTTCGGGCTCGGCGAGATCGACATCACCGACAAGGACTCGGCC